CTATTTGGTTGGCTTGGCTAGCGCTCCGACCCTTCGGTAAACCCGCTCGGTGATGTCTCCCTTCGTGTGACCAAGCAGCATGCTGGCGTGATCGACGTCGGTGATCTCCGATGCGGCCTTTGGGCGAATGTCGCGGAACTGGAACTGGCTTATACGATCAGCAAGCGCTTGATCTCCCGCCGCCACAGCCGCCTTCATTGCCTCCTCCCTTGCATCATCCCACCGGCGCCGCAGCATTGGTGCTGTCACCCTTTTTCCGTGTTCGGTGAGCAACAGGTACGGCGAGCCATGCGCGGCGTTGCGTTCCAAGATCTTGTTGATGAGGGTCCCAAGACTGCTTTCCACTCCATCCACCTCAAGCAGGATCCTCAGCTTCTTGTTGGTTTTTTTCTGCTTCACGCCCAGGGCGGTGCCCTCGATGTCATCCCTCCTCATCACCAATACGTCCGCTGGCCGCTGGCCAGTCAAATACGCCAAGTCCATGGCGTCTTTCAGTTCGCCCACTGCTTTCGCGTAGACGGCGCTCCAAATCACGTCGTTTGCGTAGAAGTCCCTAGGCACCTCTTTGTTTTTGCGTACGCCCTGGCAAGGGTTCTCGCGGCTTGTCAGTCCCCATTCTCGGGCGATGTTGAAGATGTGCGACAGTGTCGCGATCTCACGATTTGCCCTTACAGGCGCAGTCCGTGCGTCGCGATATTTCGCAATGTGCGCTGGTGTGATCCCGTCGATAGGGGCCTTGTCGAAGTAGTTCCGCAGTTGGCGAATCTCGGCGAGGTTGTCCTTCTGGGTGCGGGGTGCTTTCTTAGGGATGATGTCCCGCTCATACCGATCAAAGATTGCCGCCATGGTTACCAGGTCCTTGGGCTTCTCCTTCGATTCCATCTCAGCCCACTTCAGCCGAGCCAGGCTCAGATCAGTCCCCAGCGGAATCTCCTTCCCGTTCTTGTCCCGATAGTAGTAGCTGACCCACACCTTGCCTGGATTCTTCTTGCTCTTGCTGTTGCGTAATCGGCGATACACGCCGGGGGGTAAATCCCTGTTTGCCTTGCTCCTAGGGCGCATCTCACCTCACCTTTGTAATGTCTGGTGTCCAGGCTGGGGTGATGGGCGGAATTGGCGCCATGGACACCACTTCGAGCGTGACACCCAGCTTCATGCGAACGTACTGGCGACCTACAAGCGGCCTCCCGCTGCGGCTTTCGACGAAGACCCAGCCGCGTTCCTGCAGCCAGCGGCGCTGATAGCCCCTGGCCTTGTAACCCGTCAGCTCGGTCAGTTCTTCGTCCGAGAGGATCTCGGTTTCCATGGGTTGGTCTCCACGCCGCCATTGGCGGCAAGTAGTGTTCAATCAGCGCCTTCGGTGATCGTGTGCTCAACGCTCATTGAGCGCGCATCTGCGGTACCCATGAACACCATGTTGAGGGCGGTGCCTTGCAGGGCGCCGACTGAATCGGTCCCTTCGTCGTCCTCACCCAGGACGGGCAGTGCCTGATGGCGTATCAAATCGATGCTCAGGCCCTCGGGCACATCGAAGCGTGTAATGACAGTTGTGGTCACGGTGAGAATTGGCATGGCAATAGCTCTCCATGCCCGCGCATGTCGGCGGGCAGATGTGGTACAAACAATTATTCGAAAAAGGGGGATCAAATGGGCAAGACAGCTAAACCGTTCTATCTGGTGGCCGCGCCACTCATCGCTACCGGAGCAGCGTTCGCCGCTGTGGGTGCATCCGGACAAGCAGCCTTTGGCTACACCGCCGTGGGTCTGCTTGTGCCTGGACTTGCATTGCTTGCTGCTGGATATCGTCGGCGGGCTTGAGTAGTACGGGAGGTCAGGCGTTCGGGTAGCCGCTGGAGATACGATCGGCGATGGACTCGATCTTTTCGGCCATGTACCACATGTCGTTGTTGTCGCGGCGGCTCACAACGAGCGACCTGGCGCAGTTGCGGTGCATGAGGATGCCGGCGGCAAAGCGTAGGAGAGTCGCCTCAAGCTTTCGGCGCAGGTAGCCTTTGCGCGGGATCATTGGACCAGCTCCTTCGGCACCTGGACGGTATCGCCGAGCTTGGCGGCGACGATGGCGCGGGGGGCGGCGATCAAGGCGCTGTAACCAGCATGGCAAAACTCTCCTTTTTCGGTGATCACCCAGCCCGCCCAAACATCGTCGGTGCTCTGTGGGCAATGGAGGCTGATCATACGGCGTTCGATCAGCGGCCCGCCCAGCGCCCAGTCTTCCCAGGGGTTCCACCGCTTGAGGCGCTCCGTCACTTCGCCCCGGTAGATTGAGAACACGAGCCAGCCGTTGCCGTAGTGTGGCGGTTCGAGGTGCAATTCCAGCCCTTCAGCTATGCCCACCGCCCAGCCCAGGGCCTCGCCCGACAGATCCGCCGTCTTCACTTCGATCAGGTCGGTCATTCTTGCATCCTCAGCGCGATATCTATGGCCAGTCGTTTCGCTTGCTGCTCTTGCTGGTCGGTGGGGTTGGTCAGGCTCACTGCTCCATACGTCCTGGTGCCCATGAAACCTTCCTCAACGTAGAAGTCGCGACCACCATATGGCAGCACCTCGACCACGACCTTGCGATAACTTTCCAGCATGAAATCCAGGCGCTGCGTATCCGTGAATTCGCTCACAGGTGGTACCTCTCGTTTTTAACGCGCGGCTCGGCGGCAGCTGGGGTGGGTCCGCTGTCTTCCTGCTCGTGCGGTGAGAGCTGGCGCTCGCTACCGGCCTGCAGCTGGCACGATTTCGTCTCGCGCCCTACAAACATGCCCACACAGAAGGTCTGCGCCAGGATGGCCATGACAGCAAACATGCAGAAGAAAATCTGGGATCGCTTCATGGCGTCACCACCCGGCGGGCCCACCAGCACGACGGTCCGGCATCAGTGTCGTATATGGCCAGGCAAAACCAGCCATCACCATATGGCCTGCTGGGTTCCCAGTAGCTGCAATCGGGGTCGCCAGAATCGAAGTAGCGTTCTGCGATCTCCTCCGGTGCATCGGTTTCGAGTTCGACCCGCACTACCTCCAGGCCCTGCTGGGCGACCCAGGCTTTGCTTTTCTCGACGTCACCCTCCTCAAAGTCGGGTAGGTCTGGGTGCTGGAACATGCCGTATTCGTCACGACGCACCACTGCAGGCTTGATCAGGGGCTGGCGGTCGAGGCGTTCGATCTCCGCGAGGATAAGCGCACCAGCCTTCACCAGGTCGCGGCGCCGATCTGCGCTTGGCTTGAAGGTTCTCGGCGCCCAGGGCCAGTCGGTGCTCATGGTGCCAGGCTGACCTGCAAGGCGTGCGTACACGCTGGCCGCGCGGGCCATCTCGCCGCCGGTGTAGACGTCATCGCGATCTAGCGAATAGCCTTCTTCGCCGACTTGCCGCTGACGCTCGAGGACGACATCCCGGGCGGCGCGATTGAGTGGGGTTTCACTTTTTACAGGCATGACCATTCCTCGGCCGAACTCGCGGCAGTGAATAGAGGGGAGAGGGGTTACAGTGGGGTGGGGTTACTGCTTGCGCTCCAGGGCGGCGCGGGCCAGCCAGCCGGACAGACGAAGGTTCAGGTCGATCGAGTCGGTTTCCTCGATGGTCCGGCCATTCATTGAGCGGTACTCGTTGCGCTCCTTGGAGAAGAAAACGCCTTCTTGCACGACGAAGCTGCGCTCAAACTCCGCCCGCTCGTCGATCTCAACCGGCGCGCTCGGCTCTCCGTTACCCGACTCAAGGTAGTGGCATCCGCCTTCGTTACACGCCCACGCAGCTTGCCCGCATACCCTGCACTTCGGCCCGCCCGGCTCTGCGCTGGTGGATAGGATTGCATCTATTCGATGGCACATGTGGAGCGTGTGCGAATACAGTGTGCCGATCTTCCTGCCGCCCAAGGCGGTTACGTTGTGCAGCAGTGTTCGAGTTTCAGCCAGCAGCGCATCCCGCTCGGCCAGTTGGGCGCGCAGTGCCTCGGTTTCGTGCCAATACTCGTTGTTCTTGCGGCGCATGGTTTCAATATCGGCGCGCAGCCGCTCAACCTCGGCACGAAGATTCGCGCGCTCGTCAGTGGCTTCCTTGCCAACCAGCTCCTTTAGTCTTCCAACAACTTCAGCCTGATCTGCTGGCGCTGGGTTGGTGTAGAGCTTCGTCCCGGTCTCGATGGTGTCCACGAGCAGGTCGATAGCTGCGAGGTCGTCGGGGCCAATCTTGACCACCGCCACCGGCTCGCCCTGGTGCTGGGCTGGATGGGCCATCGCCTGAATGATACCAAGCAGATCATCTCGGCCGAGTTCGTCGCAGTCGCCCAGGCACAGGCGGTCGCCAACATCGCGGGTGCACTGCGCATCGTCTTCGGACAACTCTTCGGAGCTGCCAACCCAACCGCAACGGCGGCATAGGGCTGGGTAATAGCGGCCAACCAGCGGCTCCAGGCCAATGTATGGCGGCACGCTGACCATTGTTGATCGGTTTTCTGTGGGCATGGGGATACCTATCGTCCTATGATGCAATGCTACAAACTTGAAGGGAAAAAATTTTGGATAACGACAACGGAGATATTGATCAGCTAATTGATGAGTTTCATGCTGAGTCAGATCGCGGATGTGCTGTGTTGGTGATGTGCGCGCTGGAAGATGACTTGCTTGGTGCAATTGCAAGGAGGCTTCCAGAGTGCAATAAAGACATGATTAGAAACATTGCACCCCTGGGGAGGCTGTCTTCAACTTTAAATAATGCTTATCTATTAGGGGTGGTCTCGGCGAGCGAGCGTGATGAGTTCGAAATATTGATAAAAGTCCGCAACAAATTTGCACATGACGCTCTGCGGCGGCTTGCATTTGATCATCATGATGTTCGGCATTTATGTGAAAAGCTACGAATCTGCGATGCCTTTGAAGAATATCCTGCGCGAACACCGAGAGCGCGATACGTAACGTCATCGGTGCTTATGATGTTAATGTTGCGTCAGGCAGTAATAAATGGTGTCGGAAATCTGGAGTTAAAAGGAGATGCGCAGTTCAACTTACAGTGATGGTTTATGAGGTTGCCGAAGAGTTAACGGCCTACAACAGATTGGGCCAGCCGCCGAGAAATGTGGCGACTGGCGTAACGAGAGTGTTTTAGTCTGCAGTCAAGGCAACCGACCTAGAAAGAGAAAAAACTGTTTCTGGTTGTAGGTGCTTGCGGAATGCTGGATGAACTTCCCAGTCATATCCGAAGTCTCGGAATTCCGAGGAAATATATCTGTTTTCTTCAAAGTATTTGCGCTCGATTGGCCCGTCTTCATTATGGGTTTTTCGAGCGATAAGGAAGTTGATTTTATATAAAAACTGTGCAAGTTCTTTTGGTGACGCCTTTGAGCCATTTGCAAAAGTGAAAGCGCCTTGTTCGGTCACGTTTTTAAGTTTTTTTATAAGAGTGTCGGTATTGTAGATCCATCCGATCCCAGCTTTGACCTCTTTGGTTGTCGGTCGCATGCCTTCTATAAGGCGTTGGATTTGAGGGAGTTCACTCTTGTACTCGTTATAGGTGTCTTGTGAGCGACCCTGGGAATACTCTTCGAAGATTTGTTCAAAGTCCTCGGTGCCAATTCGATTACTATCCCGGTCATGGGCGCGGCGTGCAGCTAAGGAGCAAAGCTTTACTAAGTCGCGTGGCCGCTTCCTTATGAGTGTCATCAAAACTCTGTGAATGGGCGCATTTTCCCATTTCCCGCCGCCACTGAACCTGTCTTCCATAATGGGACTTAAGTATCTAGCGAGCACGCTTTGGGGAAGTTTTTCGAGGTCTTGAGGAGGAATTCGACCAAAAAAAGTCTCAATTCGCTTTACTAATAACGCTAGAATTTCGTGCTGCGTCCATGAAAACCACACGACAGACCCTTCAGTCTTATCAGTAGATTCATCAGATGTCCGATATAGGAAGTAAACGTCCGATCTGAGGGCTACTCTGAATTGTAATCCGGGATACTCGTTGCACATATCCATGATTGCGCTTAGCAGAGTTGAAATTCTGTTGATCTCATCTCTCCTTGCTGACCACCCTCGATCGAGATCGTCAACATAGATCCTGATTTTCTTTTTCTCTAAAAAGCGACGTGCGATCGATTCTTTGGCAGGCTCAAGCTTGATGCCAGCTTTATTCAAAATTCCATTTATTGAGTCGTGAAGTAGATTTAGAAGTTTGCCGGTGGGCTGGCTTATACTTTGAATTATAATATTTTCGCCTATTCCCAACTCTTCCAGCGCTTTTTTAGCGATGACCTGGGTTAGTCCAGATTTCCAATCCTTGATTCGTTGTAAGAAGTCTACATTGCTACGAGCGACCTCTAGAACATCGTCTGGTTTGATAAGGATCGGTAGTGTGCCCTCTAAGTAATCTTCATGCATTGCATAACGAATGAGTGCAGATTTACCAACGCCTTTGTGCCCAACTACCAGTCTTAATGGCAAATCTGCTGTGACTCTACTATAGACTTTGCTTTTGAGATAGTATTCTTTGAGTCGCTCAATATCTTCATAGTCAGCGGCCTCGTTGCCAAACAGCTTTTCAATATTTGCATCATCGAAGGTAAAGTTTTGTAGTGCCATTTCCCTGGACTCTGATCCGATTTATGTCGACCCCATCGTGGGGCTGCGAGACCTGAATGTAGCCTTCTGCCAGACTCTGAGTCCAGGGGCTGGTGAACGAAGCGAGTGCGGTCGGCTCAACAATTGGTGGATCGCTCTACTGAGCGGGGGGATCGCTCTACTGAGCGGGGCCTCTGCGGCGGGAAATCTCACTGCAGTTACAGCGTCGCTACCCGGTCTCCTGACTCTGCAAGTGCCGAGGTGGTGGACATCGCTTGGTAGGGGAGGCACTGGTGGGCGGCGTCGGATGGCCAGGCGGACTAGAGGCGCTCGAGTCGTTGGACGGGAGATTCGGTCGGGCGGGGAACACCACTCATCCTTGGCCCAGAAGGAAGGCGCCTTGCCGCGGTCATCAGGCCTGTCTCTGCAGCACGGCCGGGTTGTTGGGGTCGTCATAGCCTGGGCTGGTGAGGAAGTAATTGCGGCTGCTGAGCCAGCAGCTGGGGTGAGTGCCCAGTGTGTGCCAGAGCAGGCCGAGCTGCTTCTCGGTGGCTTCGATCATGGCTTTTTCCATGCATGCGCCGCCCTCCGTGCTGATGGCGGCATGGTGGCAAATGGATTGGGGGAAGGTAGTATTTGTTATTTCCCGATGGGTGCCGATATGAAAAAACTTGAGTTTTGGGGAGGGCTAGTAACGACTCTTTACCTAACGCTGATGGGATGGTGGGTGGCTGAGCATTGGGGCGATTTCCTTAAGTTGGACTTAAATGAGCTTGGAGATTTCTTGGCAGGAGCCTTTGGGCCAATCGCGTTTCTATGGCTCGTTCTGGGGTTCCTTCAGCAGGGGCGCGAGCTCAAACTCAGCACTGACGCCCTACGATTGCAGGCCGAAGAACTAAGAAATTCAGTAGCTCAACAGTCGATAATGGCTCAGGCCGCGGTTGAGCAAATCGATGCAGCTCGAAAGGCGGTGATACTTCAGATGGAGGAGGCTGAGCGCGCTGTGTCGGCTGACTTTGAAGTCGGTCCAGTGGTGAAAAGCGGCACTGATGGTCAAGTCAAGAATCGGTTCCGCATCACTAATAACCGCAACGTTGCTTACAAAGTGATTTGTGAATTCACAGGCGATTTGCCGTTTTTGAGTAAATTCGAGTTAGGTACCCTCAAAGCAGGAAACCATAGTGAGGAAGAATATATTTTTCCTCACGACCATCCGGGCACCGGGATGCTTACGATCTTCTATGAGGATGTTAACGGAAGAGAAAAAGTTGATATTTTCGACATTTGGATTAGTAATGGGTGGATAAAGCACAATAAACACCGCAATAAGAGCTCAAACGTGGTCAGGGCCTGATCAATCGCGACAGATGCCGCCTATGATCTCGTCTCTGCGATCCTGCTGAATCATCAGCGTGCTCTTCCGGTCGGAGGCCCGGGCCAGGCGTGGCGAGATGCTGATCTCGTGCCGCGGCGGGGTGAGACACTTCGCCGCGTGCAGCGGGCCCAGGGCGTAGATGCTATTGGTCAGCACCTCGGTTATCCGCTTGTGCGTGGCATCGGCCCCACCGCAGATCGTCGGCGACACAATGGTTACACCTAATGTCCCGCAAGCGCCGATAATGAGCACTGTGACTCGATGAAGCCTGTGCTTGGAGCCTGACCATCCGTTGCGCTGATGAACGCTACCTCCACCTTGGCGGAGTCCACAAGTACCTTGGCGACATCGGCAATAGCCTTGGCGCGGTCGATGTCCATGGGCTCTTCTTTGTCCTGCAATGCCTCTAGGGTTGCGAACAGGTGATTACGTAGGTCAGTCATCTTGTTTTTCACTGGCGGCCTCTCTGATCGCTCTCTTGAGCTTGCTGAGTTGGCGGATGGTTGACTTGAGCTCGGGCGGATACCGATGGATCGTGTTGCGGCGCATGTTCTCTGCGCGGGTCACCAGCTCAAGGTTGTCGAGTTCAATGTGCTGTGGATTGCGATCTTTGAACACTATTAGGTGGCCTGGCGGGATCCCGCCGTGGGCCTCCTCCCAAATCAGCGAATGAACCGACTTCCAGCGGCGATACGAAGGGCCGTCATCGCAAACCTTTCGCTGCCGTATCCCGTCTTCGGTCACGCGCTCCGTACCCACTGGCACCCATGTGTGAGGCCTGTTCCCCTTGCGAAACTGAGTAGCTTCACCACCGATATGAAGCCCCTTCAAACCCTTGTTCCATGGGTCTTGGCCAGGCTTGAACCGATACTCAAGTCCGGGGTTATCTTCCCGACGCAGGCGGCATGCATGCTCGCTGGCGAGATAGTTGGCACTTCGAGCTAGTCCCAGGGCATGAGCTTTGTTGTAGATGGCATAGTCGGGCCGGTTGAATACACGTACCAGATCTGGCATTGGCGTGTCAGGGTAGAGATCTTGGAGCTTGGTCACTTCGGTGTCGGTCCAGAATCTCCGTGAAGACTTACGCACGGTCCTCACAAGGCGTTGCCTTGCGTCTTGCAAGGCCTGCATGGCGATAGTGTTCATCGCTTATCCTCGCCGCGCCGGCGTGGTTTGGAGAAATAGTGAAAGTCGGGGTGGGGCGAGGCCCCGTTGAGCAGGGCCTCTGGTTGCATTACTTCGAGTCGAACGTACCCAGCGCCAGCTTGGCAGAGGTCTGTACGCTCTTCGCCAGGTAGTCCTTGAACTCTTGGGCGATCGCCTCGCGTTGAGTCTCTTCACCTACCCAGCGCAACTTCAGCACTGGCGCGGATCCGCTGGTGATGACCGAGACGCGCAGCTTGATTTCGTGAGTGCCCAGGCCTTCATACGGGATGAGTTGGACCAACAACCAGGCCGGCAGGGTTTCCTTGCTGCTGGCCTCAATGGCGTCGAAGGCACTGCGGCTGGCGCTGGTCTCGGAAACGGAGTGATCACTCTCCGAGCGCGCTTTGACCGTGATCGTGCGCACCGCCGCGATGGCTTTGGCCAGCGACATGTCCGCACCGTCCTCGCTAACTGCGCTCAGGTGCTGACTCCAGTCCTCGATCCAGTCGCTCAGTTGCTTCTGGCTGAGATTGGTGTCCGTTAACGCCTGCACCGCCGCGTAGGCTGCGGTCGCCTTCAAAGTGAGCACCGCGCGGTCGTCGGCATGGCCAGGGGTTGCCGGCGTGCCGATGTTGAACAGCACGACACAGCGCATGGCGTCTTGATCGATGAAGCCACGGGCGTCTGGTGCGGTCCGCTCCACCACATAGGTGAGGTGCCGCGGAAGCGGCTACGGCCGGCCTGGTACTTTTCCAGATCCACAAGATTGGAGCTGTTCGGCACCAGGGCAACGGGGGTGTAGGTGTCGAGGCTCTTGCCAGCGCCAGCCAGGGACAGGTCACCAATGAACTGCAGTGCTTCTTTGCTGATGGTCATACGCTATTTCCTGTGATTTTCGAGTTGCGGTTGCGGAACGGATCTGGTGCCTCAGGTGCGCGGATGCACTGGTGCCTCGTCACGGCTGAAGAGCTGGTCGTGTTTCTCGGGGAACAGCGAGAGCTTGCCGCCAGAATTGACATGCATGGGGGTATCAAGGCTGGTGTTTTCGCTGCGATCACCACGCTTGGTTGGCGCCTTGAATGCCAGCTTGTGCTTGATCTTCACCTGGTGGCTTTCGCCGATCTGGCTGAAGTCCAAGGGCCGGCGGCGACCTCGGACAGGGCGTGGCCGATCTGACTGGCGAAGGCGCCGCCATTCAGCTCTTCGAAGAACTCTGCGGTGTTGGTTGGCGTTGACATTGCTTCGTCTCCAAGGGAGGTATGCCGCTCGGCGGCAGGGTGATGAATTGCTGGCGCCGGCCGTGCCTGACGCGTGAGGTGATGCGCTTCATGCTGCTTTCTGCTGATTCCAGGCGCCGACCGCCGCAAAGATCTTGGCGGCCTCTGCCTCGTCGAGGGTTGTGTCGGTAGGAATGGCGATCCAGCCGGATGCCACCAAGTGATTCGGGTTAGCCTTGGCCCGTAGATCGCTGTAAGTCGCCTCAATCACGTCGGTCAGGTGCTCGGCTCGGTAGTTGCCCTGTGGCGCGACCTCGATTGACTTGTGGTACCGCTCGCCGAACTCAGTCCGGCAAAGCACGCTGAGGTAGATGGTCCAGCGGTGCGGGATGTCGCAGACCGCGTCGACGATCTGGCGAATGCAGATCTGACGCTCTTCCGATCTGGCGAATGCAGATCTGCTTGAGGTTCTTCCAGTTGATCAGCACCTGCTGGCCGCTGGGGTCGATGTTGACCACGGCTGCGTGGTTGGCCGACACCAGCGCCCGGCACGTGCGCTCCAGGCGCGCCCGCATGTTGTGGGGTTTGCGCTTGCTCATTACCGCGTGCCTGTTCTGCTGGCCGCTCCGGCTTCCATCGCATCAACAAAACGCATGGCCGCTCGGTGACTGAAGCAGAAGCCTTTGGTCTTGCCGGTGGCGATCTCGATGATGTGCCAAGCCTTACCCTTTGCGACCGCCTGGTACAGAGGGCCGGGAATAGGAACTGGTAAGCCAACCAGTCGGTAGAACTCGGCAGTAGCCAGGATCGAGCGTGCACGCAGGGCGGCCAGGCCGTCCACGCGCTGTTGCATGGATTGGTGCATGGGATGTTCCTCGTGAGAATCAGGCGTGGTAGTCGAATGACTCGGCTTTGCGCAGGACGCGGACCTGTGCGATCCGGCGTTCGGGTACTCGGCGATCCCGGCGCATTGGGTCGCTGTCGCCAATTGCGGCATGAGTGGCGACCAGCGCGACGAGCAGGAAACACATCGGGCTGATGATGTTGCGTCGCATCGCTTCGGCCACCAGTGCCGCGCGGCGCGGCACATCGAGCTTGAACATCGCCGATGCCAGCCGCTTCTCAACAGTCCCTGGCGCAATCGCGATGTGCTGTGCGATCTGCTTAGTTGTGAGGCCCTGCGCTACCTTGAGTACGCATTGCAGCTCACGCGGCGCAAGCCCGCGCCCAAGGTGGCCAATCCATGCGCCAGTCGTGATCGTATCCATGAATGTTCTCGGGGTAGGGGAAGCAGCATGGGAGAGCGAACCCGTCTGTCTCCCTGAACATGCTCGATGTCGGGTCGGGAACGCTCTCCGATGCAGCCTGGTGATGGGGAACCAGGTGAATCGGACCGTCTTTCCGGCTGTCAGGGAATTAGGTGCTCTGCAGGTCGATGACCTTAGTGCCTGATTTGGACACATTGAGCTGACTACCATCGGGGTAGGTGTAGAGATCAGATTCGTCGTCGAGACGATCAACGTGATCCACTTCGGCCCAGAGGGCATCGAAGTCGCCCGAGTCGGCGACTTGATGCGCCATGGTTAATTTGGACATCGTCTTGCCCTCCAGGGCGGTTGATTTCCCGTCTGGCCCTCAGTCTGGAAGGCCAGCCAGTGAAATCGCTTCAGGCCGCAGCGTCAGCTTCCGCCTTGATCCGTTCGTGAATCTCGCTCCGGTGAACAGCCACCTCGGCGGGCGCATCGACGCCGATCCGGACCTGTCCGCCGCTGACTTGCAGCACCGTCACGCGGATGTTGTCGTTGATCACAATGGTTTCGCTTGCCTTGCGGGTCAGTATCAGCATGGTCCTGCTCCTTGGTGGGTTTCCCGTCAGCCCCTCGCTGGAAGGGCTGCCAGTGAAACCGTCAGGCTGCTCTCACTTTGCTGGCTCGCGCCTTCTTCTCGATGCCACCAACCTCAACTACCAGGTACTCGCCACCACCTTTGCCCTGGCCCAGGTTGGTTGTACCCACATACTTGCCTGGGCACTCAGCACCGCGCGGGTTGGTGAAGATGACGGCCTGGCCTTTCTTGAATTCGCTCATGGTGAGCTCCTTGGTTTGGGTTGATTTCCCTGGTGCCCCTCATGCGAAGGGCACCGGGTGAAATCTGCCGCGACCCGCTACTGGCGTCAGTTGCGCGGCAACATTCGAATTGGTGACTCCGACCGCGGACCTTCCCGCCGGATAACTGATCTTGGTGCTTTACCCTGCACACCTGGGGCAGTTGCCACCCCTCTGGACTGTTGAGGCCTGTCCATCGCTGCCTTTGAATCTGGGCCGGTGTCGATCCGGCAAGGTGTGTCGCTAAAGAGCGGTCGGCCTAAGGGCCTTTCGAGAGGCAGCAGGGACCTCGATGCTTAAAAAAGTAGCACTGCTGTTATTGGTGGGTCAACAGCATTGCTAATATTTTTTCGGCGCCCACAAAAAACCGCACAAGGCGGGCAAAGGAGTGAATCTGAAATCAGTCTTAGGCAGGCGCAGTCCTTCTCAGAAACACCGATCCGTCAGCGCGGAGATCGAGCGACGTTGTCATTCTCGCCCACCTCATCCTAGAAACGCTCCCAGTTCTGAGTGGACTCATGCTGCTCCCTGGCGATCACGACCGAACGGTCCTTCTGCGCGCCAGGCGAGTTGATGATCTTCTGGATGCGCGCGCCCATCATTTCGTAGGGCGTCGGCGGGGCAGGAACTTTGGATTTCGACTGCTGCTACGCCATGGCTGAACTAGACTTACTGTATGGGTAGACAGTGATTTATCTGGAGGTAGCTGGCAACACTGGATAGAGCACATTTGTGCTACTGGAGCGCTCAGGCATTAAAAAGCCCGCTTCGGCGGGCTTTGGTTCTTACTTATCGCCATCTTCCAGATCGAGAACCAAATTGTCCCCATATCTCGGATGGATAGAGTTGAGTTTTTCTATGAAGTCTTGATAGTCCTTGCTGAGCTTCATGATGGTCACAGCCGACACCAAGTGCTCACGAAGTTTTGGATGTCCTGTGTCCGGAGTTAACCTGCGGTGAAGATGGGATTTTTTCTCGCTCTTGGAATTTTCTTTCTTCAGTTCGGCGAGAAGCCCTGGGGCAAGGCGCTTGTAAACAATGTCATTAGTCAAAAGACCAAAGTATTGTGGTCTGTACTTGGCGTTCTCCGGAGGGTATGGCAACCCTCTAAGACGGAAAAGCTGCTCATAATAATCTGCTGGAAACGTTTTAACGTATGGTTGCAATTCCTTCGCTACAAAGGCTTCCAAGATCTGCGCCAGCGCATCCTTGGACCTATCCTTCTGGTAGCCAGTGGCCTCATCGACCAAAGCAATGATGCCGACTCGTGCAAAGCCGCGGACCAAAACCTCACACTGCTCGGCGATGTGGAATTGCTGGTAATTGAGCTCTCCGTTCTGCCTCGCTGCCAGGACTGCCTCGCAAATATCCGCAAGTACAGTCGCGGGGTAGCCGAACGTTACGACGCTCGCGCCCGAGCCAGAAAGAAAACGTACAGGCGCTTTGATCGCCGACGCCAAATCCCCAGAAACAAAGGGTTTTAGGCCCTTTGAGTCCAGAAATGACACCATCCGATCACCGCCCCCTGCAGCATTCCCGCGACTCATACCTAATCCAGCAATTAGTCCTCGCTGGGATAGTACACGCGTACCATCTTCAAGCACGTAGCACGGAATTTTGATATCACCGATTTGCAATGGGTGATCAAGAGAGCCATGCGTAGCCTTCGGGAGCATCTTGATTTCAGCCTTCGCCAGAGCGGCCTTCCGAGCGATTTCGCTCCGCTGTTCGCTAGTGAGGGCCTTTGCTCTAGCCTTGCCGCCGGCAGCCTTACCTTTTGATGGCTTGCTGTCTTCATTTTTTTCATCGGCCATACACAATCTCCTCTGGGTTTCCATAAGGATACTTAAGAAGAAAGCAAAGTCAATGGCCTGCTTGCATTTCAGGAGGTTGGTAAGTTATGCAAGCACCTGCTTGCATTTCTGGTGGTGCTATATCAGATGCGCATCCCACACCAGCAACACCCTGGCCGCTGCGCTGACTACAGATCCCCGCCCCGCCAGATCACCTTACCGATGATCCGGTGCTCGTTCCCATTGCTACGGGAGTGGAAGCGATCCGGGTACTCGTCTTTGTCTTCGTTGTCGCTGCGCAGGATCCACTGACCCAGTGGGGCCTGAACCAGGCGCTTTACGATGGCGCCGTCGGTGGCGCCTAGGACAAAGACCTGGCCGTCTGCGGGCTCAATGCGTGAGCGGTCCACAAGCAGCACGTCACCATCGTTAATAGTAGGCCACATGCTCTGGCCCTCTGCGTAGAGGACGGCCAGGTGGCCTGGCTTGGCGCCCTTGGCCTTCAGCCAGTCGCGCTTGAAGGCCAGCGTGGAGTGAACCTCAACGTGCGGGTTCTCGCTGCCCAGGCCGGCTGCGGCTTTGGCGTCGTACTGCGGTACAAACGCGTATCGCTCATCTTCCGACTGGGGAACATCAGCTGAGGCGGGCAGCGGTGAATTGGCGGCCTGTGGCCGAGAGTCAAGGCTTGCCCCGGGCAAAGCTCTCCTGATGCCAGCGGCCAGGGTAGGGCTGACTTCCGCAGGCTCAAAGTCAAGTGCCTCAGAAAGTTTGACGAGAGCCTCAAGATTCAGAGCCACCTTGCCGGTCATGTACTGGCTGACAGTACTTTGTGGGGATTTCCAGTCGCACCGCTCGCCAACCTCAGTCTGGGTCAGAGCCGGCTTTGTCGGATCCCCCCGATACTCCTTGACGCGTTTTTTGTAGATGTCATGCAGCCGCTTGGCATCGGCAAGCTGCTCAGCAGACAACGGCGTTCTGATGGGTTTCTTCATGCGCGTGATTTAGTAGCACAGCTGATTTTTAAGCAAACAGCACTGCTACTCTTTGTCCTTGAACATTCAAAAACAGCAGTGCTAATATCTAAGTGAGCCCCATGAGGTAGACAAGATGAAGACTGTATCCCTTGAGGAATACCTGGCTGAGCAAGGAACCCAGAGCGACCTCGCCAAGGCTCTCGGGATTCAGCAAAGCGCCGTATCCCAGATGTTTCGCGCCAAGCGGGATATCCGAATCACCATTCATGAGGACGGGCGCATCGAGGCGAGCGAAGTACGCCCTATCCCAGCGCGCAAGTCAGCCGCCTAACACCCACAACCTGCAACGAGCAGTACCCGCATGGCCTAGGCACGCCTGACCTTGTGCTCTGACGAAACGAATTATGGGCCCGCTAGAACCATGCAAATAGTGCAGCGAACTAGCTGTGAATTCATCCAGTAACCCGGAGATACCCATGAAAGCGAAGCGGAAAGGAGCACTGGGGAATTCGCTGTTGAAGCGAGGCTGCCGGGGCAGAGCGCTACTGCGAACCACGCTTGCGACTGTACAAGTAGGAGAAAGGCCATGAACACCGACGACGCAGAGAACAAACAGAGCCGCCTCACAGGCTTGGACAGATCGCTATCCGAGCCATCGCAGCGCTGGCGCGTGGTACTCCCGTTGAGGCCGCTTACCAGATTCTGGCGGGCATTGAAGCGCTGGACGCAGGTCCTGGCGCGCCGATGGTGATCTGGCCGACGGAATCCAGCCGGGAGCAGAGGACCGCTTGGCACGAAGCCGAAGCGACCTACTGGCGTGAGTCGGCCGCTCGCTACTCAGCAGTACTTAGCCAGCCGGGTCCTGCTGCTCAAAGTGCTGATACAGCTCCGACTCTGGAGCAAACCGATGCGCCCACTGCTTCGGCGGCTGCGACTCAGCCTCGTTCAGCTTGAAGTCGAGCAGTTCGTGATGAAGCAGATAGAGCAAATCGAATTCGGTTTTCGCCGCTTCAATGGCCTGGGTGAGTGTCCAGTGGTGCTTGTTGATCAGGTACAGATGCAGGGCCTGCTCGACCGAGAGCTGGCGCCAGGTCGATCGCTGGTCGGATCGAATCCGATTGGCAAAGCAGCGGAGCTTGTACAGGCCCAGGGCCATGCGTGCTTCCTGCTGCTGATGGTCGCGCCCGATTCGCTCCTGAGGATTCTCCCTCAGGTAGGACTCACAGAAATCAAGGGCGCTTGTCCAGTCCCATTGATGATCAATGCGTTCGCTCATATGTCCGGCCTCCTAGGCCTTTTCGTGTGGAAGCAAAAAGCTACCACGGATGCGCCGGACACCCACAACGCCTGAATTCCAGGCACAAAAAAACCGCCTGGCGGGGCGGTTTCTTCAACAACTTTTCGAGGTCGATTATGCATAGAGCGATCGATGCAAGCAACACCCACACCGCCATGGCGATTGCAGGCGGTACGCAGCCACGTCACTTGATGTCGACCCGTGAGATTGCAGAACTCACCGGCAAGAGCCACGACAACGTGCTAGATCTACACTCTTTCCCTACACGACGCTCTTCCGATCTCGTGCTGCGTGACGCGCGGGCGCTGGCCAAGAAGGGTGTCCTCAAATCTGAGGAGACCCTCTACGTTCACCCTCAAAACGGCCAGGCCTACCCTGAATTCCTTCTCGATCAACGTGATGCCCTGGTGCTGGTGTCCGGCTACAACGCCACGCTGCGCGCCCGGATCATTGATCGCTGGCAGGAACTGGAATCCCGAGTGCTGGCGCACCTGCAGGTGCCGAGCAACTTTGCCGAGGCTCTGCGCCTGGCAGCCGACAAGGCCGAGGAGAACCAGCGTCTCCAAGATGCGCTGGCCAAGCAAGCCCCCAAGGTCGCGGCGATCGTGCGCCTAGCCGGTGCAGGCGGCGCGATCTGCGTCACTGACGCGGCGAAGCGGCGAAGCAGCTCCAGCTGGCGCCATCGAAGCTGTTCGGCTGGCTGGAGGAAAACCGGTGGATCTATCGCCGTCGCGGCTCCAAGCGATGGATCGCCTATCAGCCCCGCATCAGCGCCGGCCTGCTCAAGCACAAGGTGACAGGCCTCAAGCCAGATCCGGAAACCGGCAGTGATCGAGCGGCGTTTGATGTGCTTGTCACCCCGAAAGGGCTGGCGCGTCTGGCAGAGCTCCTCGCAGTGCCCGCTGCCCTCACAGACCCAGGGCGGACCTGACATGCAATTCACTGTGACCATCAACCAGGTCAAGGCCCTGGAGTGGGGGCTGAATTCCCAGCAGGCCCTGCTGTTTGCCTTCGTCTACGGCTGCCCGAGTTGGGCCAAGGCCATGCAGACGGAGGGGGGCATCTACTTCGTGCTGAGCAAAGCCAAGATCGTCGAGGAATTGCCGCTGCTCACCGACAAGCCGGACACCGCATACCGCATGCTGAAAGTCCTCGAACAGGCCGGCCTGATTGAGCTGTCGAGTACCTCCAGCGTCACGCTGCTGCGCCTGACCGAGAAGGCTGCCGAGTGGAACAAAAAAGAGGATGGGTCGGAAAAATATCCGACCAAGACAGCCGGGGCCCAAGGGCGGAAAAAAATCCGATCTACCTCGGAGATAAATCCGAGCAAGGTCGGAAAAAAATCCGAGCCAGGATCGGAAAAATCTCCGACAAATCAAGATACCAGTAATCAAGATACCAATCAGGATACCAGTCACAGTTCGCAGGGAGTCCCGGCTGCGCCGTCGCCGCCTGCCGTGCTGGCGTTGGTTCCGGCCACTACCCCACGCTGCGAAATCCCCGAGGATATGCCCGGTCCGAAAGACCCTGAGTGCAAAACGTTCAAGGCTTGGGCGAACTATGCGGTGGCCTACCGCAATCGCTACAAGACCTGGCCGGTGTGGAATGCCAAGGTCGCGGGCCAGATTGCCCAACTGGTCACGCGGCTGGGCGCCGATGTCGCGCACAACGTCGCGGCCTACTTCCTGAAGATCAACGACGCCAAGATCATCAACGGCTGCCACAACCTGGGCGACTTGCTGGCTAAGTGCGAGGCGTATCACACCCAGTGGGCGACCAATCGCCAGATGAACGCCACCACGGCGCGTCAGCAGGAGCAGACCCAGGCCAACATGAACGCGGCGCAGGACGCGGCAGATGCCATTCGCAGTCAGGGAGGCGCTCGCAATGCTTTCCTTTGACGAGATCGCCGAGCTGGCCCAAGCCATCTGTGCTACCGCCGAAGCCATGGGCCAGACGATCGGGCCAGACGATCAGCTCCGGCGGTGCGCGGGTCATCGCGGAAGATTTGGCCGGTCACGATGCGCAGGTGATCGTGGGCGCTTTGCGCGCCTGCCGGCGTGAGCCCGCCGGGCGTCTGTCGCTGGGCATGGTCCTCAAGCACATCCACGCGGCCGATGGCCGTCCGGGAAAGGACGAGGCATGGTCGATTGCTTTGGCTGCAAGCGATGAGCACGAGACCGTGGTGGTCACTGCGGAGATTCGCCAGGCCATGGCCGCATCTGCGCCAATCCTCGACGCCGGCGACAAGGTCGGGGCTCGGATGGCTTTCATGAGCGCCTACGAGCGGTTGGTCAGTTTCGCCAGGGCTGAAGACCGGCCTGCCGCATGGGAGGTCTCCCTGGGTTTTGACCCATCGCGGCGGGTGACAGCGATCGAGGCGGCAGTGCGCGCCCAATTGATCACGCAGGAGACGGGAGGCAAGTACCTGGCTGACCTACGCATCGCGCCAATCACCCCGGACGGGCAGGCCATCGCCGGATTGCTCACTGGGGAGGTGCGTACTCAACCCACCGCGCACGTGCGCGAGAAGCTTGCCGAAGTGCGCTCAATCCTGACGGCCTCGAAGGCGAAGAAAGAGCAGACGCGGGCCAAAGAGGCCCAGCGCCGCCGCGTCACTACCTACCTACGCAAGCGGCAAGCGCGCGCCGCGCTGTCCGCCCTGGCCGAGCAGAAGTGAAACGAAAACTGTGAGGTTGAGCCATGAAGCAAACAAAACTGACCAAGGCCGCGCGTGGCCGCGAGTGCCAGGTGCGCATTCCTGGCGTGTGTAACGGCAACCCTGAAACCGTGGTGCTGGCGCACTACCGATTGGCTGGCACTTGCGGCGTGGGCCAAAAGCCGAGCGATCTGCAAGGCGCGACCACCGAGATCTACACTCTTTCCCTACACGACGCTCTTCCGATCTGCAAGGCGCGTGGTGCTGCAGCGCATGCCACGACGTGTGCGACGGCCGCAGCAAAGCGGTGGACCGCGAGACGGCGCGCCAGTACCACGCCGAGGGCGTGATGCGGACCCAGGCCCAGTTGATCAGCGAGGGAGTGCTGCGCGCATGACGACCCTGGCCATCCGCCCGTTCAAGCCGCGCCAATCCCGCGCGAAACCCGTCGACAGGGAAGGGCAGGAACAGGCCGCGCTGATGCAGGAGCTGCAGTTGCGGTTCCCGCACGCTTTCAAGCTGATCTACCACGTCCCCAATGGCGGGCACCGAGTGAAAGCGGTGGCCGGCAAACTCAAGGCACAGGGCGTGAAGGCCGGTGTGCCTGACCTTGTGCTGCCAATGGCGCGCGGCGGCTACTTCGGCATGTACATCGAGTTCAAGGCCATGCCGCCGTTCGACGCTGAGGTCTCGCCAAACCAAGATGCCTACATCCAGGCGCTCACCGGCCAAGGCTATCTGGCCATCGTCTGCCGTGGTCGTATCGATGCGATGGAGGCGATCAGGGCCTACCTGCTACAGCCGCAGACGGTGGCAGCATGAGCGCGACCCGAGCAGTGAAGTTCAGTGACGCCGAGGTGCGCCGCCAGGCTGACCTGGGCGTCCGTGATCTGCGCGACCCCCGCCACCCTGGCCTGTACCTGCGTTTCTGGAGTAACCGCACCCGCGCTACCTGGCACCTGGTGCGCGGCAAGCGCTGGGTACCGGTCGCGCGCTGGCCGGAACTTGGCGCTGCTGCGGTGCTGGCCGAACTGCCCGCGCTGCGCCAGCGCCTGCTGCGCGATCCCGCGACCGCGCCTGTGGCTTCCAGCATGGCCACCGTAGGGCAACTGCTCGACTGGTTCGGCGACCGCATGTGCCGAGATCGTTCCCTGTCGACCAAGCGCAAGGCGGGTGCTCGCTCGGCGATCGCTCAGCACCTGAAGCCGCGCCTCGATGACCTGGCGCTGGCCGACGTGACATCGGACGCCCTGGACAAGCAGTTGATGTGGCCCGCGCAGGCCGAGGTGTCGCTGTCGTACCTGCGCCAGATGTTCGCCTTGCTGCTGACCGCCTTCAAGCAGGCCAAGCGCCTCGGCCTGATCGACAGTGATCCCATGGCCGGTATGCGGTTCAGCGACTTCACCAAGGCCAAGATCCTGCCCAAGGCCTCCCGACTGCGCTCGGTGCACCTGCCTGACGTGATGCAGCAGCTCGCCCAGGCCTTCGAAGAGACCCCGGCCAAGGCGATGCTGGCGCTGATGATGCTGGCGCACGGCACACGAATCGGGGAGACCCGCAAAGCGCGATGGAGCGAGGTGTCGGTCACCGACGCTCTTCCGATCTACGGCCGGCGAGTGGTTCATCCCAGCAGCGAATGCGAAGACGCGGACTGAGCACCGCCTGCCGCTGACAGGCCAGATCTGCGCGCTACTGACGCGGTACCGTGCGCTCCTGACGCGGTACCGTGCGCTCCAGCAGGCCGAAGGCTATGACGGCGTGTATCTGTTCCCCAGCCGTCGCGGCGGGTGCCTGAGCGAGGGCCAGGGCAGCACTGTGTTCACCGAGCTGGGCCGGGGCGAGTGGACCAGCCACGACCTGCGCAAAGTGTCGCGCAGCACCTGGACTGATCTCGGCATCGACGGGCACATCGGCGAGATGCTGCTGAACCACTCGCTCGGGAAGATCGCCAGCACCTACATCCACACCCAGGCGATGCAGCAGCGCAGGGCAGCCCTGGAGAAGTGGCACGCCTGGTTAGACGGCATTGGCTTCGGGCGCATTCACGGCCTTAGTGGGGCCTTATCAGAAATCCGACAGATTCAGGCGCAGGCGGCGGAAGACAAGGCTTCTAGCTCCCATCCCGAATTTGTTACTAGCGAGGATTTGAAATGAAGAACAACAGTGAACTCATCGATCAGGCATCGGCCATCTGTAACCACCTTTCGTACACCGCCGACACTGCAAATGGCAGCCCCAAGGGGATGATTCGCGAGCTGTGCCATCGCCTTGGGAGCCGGACAGTCACCATAAAGAAGGCGCACCTGGGCTACACCATGACCAATACCTACGGCCGCATGCGCTACCTGACCAAGACCGAGACGTTCATGTGGCGCCTGTTCAGATGGCCACCGCGCGGCTTCGAGGTGCTGGGCGAGCCGGCTGAGTGGTGAAGCAGCACGGTCCTGCTCTGCGCAGGGAACGGATCATCCTGGCCAGGTGCCCGGATTGCCAGGGAAAAGCAGTGGTGAAGGGCGTCTTCTACGAGTTGCCCTGCGGTCGCTGCAACGCATCCGGCTGGCTGTCAGCCGTTACTGGCGAGCCACTGCCGCTGGAAGAGCTTGTAACGCAGTTGGGCCTGCGAGTGCGCGAGCTGGAGCAGCAGGTTGATCGCCAGCGGCCACCGCGCACCACGGGTCCAGCCGAACAATACGAAACGAACAACCGTCGTGGTGCCGGCGGGACTAATTACACCGGGGATTGAGAGCGAATGAAGAAACGAACCTACACCGACAAGGCGCTGGGCGACACCGCATACATGCTCGAGCAGTGGGGGTGGTGGCGAATGGATGGGATGGGAGTGCCGCAGTACGTCTGCCCGCTATACGCGCTGATGCGTGACAACATTCCTTCAGTTGGTGGTGCCAAGCAGTACGTCATCACCGACGATCTAGCTCTTGCTGTCGACGGCGCCGTAGGTCGCTTGACCAGACGCAATGCGGAGATGGGCGGCTTCATCTGGCTATATTACGGCGCCAAGTGGCCTGCGTTACGGATCGCGCGCGCGCACAACATTGGAGAGGCCAAGGCACGCGAGCTGATCAACACAGGCGTGGCATGGATCGATTGTGCGCTGGAGCAACTGCGCGAGGCTGCATAAAGCGCTTTCCGCGCGGATAAACACCTGTTTTCATAGCAGCGTGTCCAGCTTGCAACGGCACGACACAGTGAAGCCCTGGCCCTGACAGCCGGGGCTTCTCTAGTTCTCAATAATGAACAAGTTGTGACGGAACACCGAATGTGCGGCTAATAGCTGTCATCAGCTGTTCAGAAATTTATCCAGCACACAGAGCAGCCACTCTGGTTGGCTTTCCTGCACGGAGTGATCGGCAAATGGGATGTTCAACAGCTTTGCTCCAGTGACTCGCTCTGCAAGCTCATTAGAGTTAGCGCGTGATACGAGCCGATCATCATCCCCACGAACGATCAGAACATCTGCACTGATGGCCCCGACCGTTTCGCCCGGATAGGCTTCCTCGCTCTCGTCCAGCCAGAGTTTTTGCACAGCAGCAATCAGCCTGTCGAAATCTGGCTCCGGGTTCAGCGCAAGATAGTGATCGACTTCTTCGGGAAACAGTTCGCGCCAGCGTGCGGCGCTGACGCCTGAATACAGCTCACGAGTCGGGTCATCCGGCGGTAGGGCCCAATGTGCGCCAATCGTCACCAGCTTGTTAATCCAACTCTGGCCTATCGCGGCTGAGCGGAGGGCTGCGATACCGCCATCACTGTGACCAATGACGTTGGCATCGACCAATCCAAGATGTCGTACTACGGCTTCAACATCCTGCTGAATGCGTTTGTATGTGAGGGGTGAGGTACCGAGTGTTGATTTCCCTTGTCCGCGACTGTCGACGCCAATTAATCGATAGTCCTTGCCAAGGTGTGGGGTAAGAGAATTGAAGGTCTCGATATTGCCAAGTCCTCCGTGCAGAAACACTATTGGACAGCCGTTTTTATTGCCTTGCTGCTCGTAGTAAATCTGCGCGTCATCAATCTGAAGATATTCACCGTCCTGGTGATTGAAGACTGTCATGCATTTGCGCCTGTGTTGGGAATGATTTCTGCCCAAGTCTAGTGCCCATCTGCGATCAAATGAAGTCATACGGCTCGTCTCACAGCCGTTACCTGAGACCTATCTTATGGAGTTTACGATGGACCCGACCGACCTCGGCCCAGGCACAGCCACCTGGCTGGGCGGTACGGGCACCGTTCTGCTGGGCGGCTTCCTGTGGCTTCGCAAGTTCCTGTCAAAGGATGCCGCTGACCGTGCGATGGACAATGCCGACATCGGCACTGTGCGCCGCCTCAATGAGCTGCTCGACTCCGAACGCGAGGCCCGCAAGCTGGCCGAAGCCCGCGCCGATCAGTTCGCCAAGGAGCGCAACGATCTCGCCACAACGGTCGGCAGGCTGGAAGGCAAGATCGAAGCCCTGACAAGCCAAGTCGGATTGCTCACTGACCGCGTCGCAGTACAGAGCGAGGAGATCGCCCGCCTGCGCGGCAAGCTGGGAGGTGCAACGTGATGGACAGATGCGTACTCGAGTACATCGCCAGGCGCTGGTGGCGTCGCGTCGAGGTCTGGATGATCGCGCTGCTGCTGGTGATTGGTGGCGGCTTCTGTGGCTACCAGCTTGCGCAGTGGGCCTTGGCCAAGAGCTACCTGGAGCAGATCGCTACGGTTCGCCAGGCATACGACGAAGCGACGAAGCAGCGCGACCAGCGCCTCGACGAACTCACCCGCCGCACCGATAGCGCCGCTGCCAAGGCTTCCAAGGCGGCTACGACAGCCACCCAGGCGGCAGACAAGGCCGACGAGGCCCTCAATAGAGTGTCGCCGTAAGAAGCCACGAAATCGACATGCGCGGTTTCGTGGCGCGATTCGGTACTAAACAAGTCTTAGAGCAGGCCTCCCCGCTGCTCGATTTTGGATAGCTGAGCCAAGAATGTTGATGTCCTTCACTCGCTTGTCTAGCTCAATGATTGAGGACAAAAGCATACCTATAGCCTCTAGCAGATCTGCCTGCTCAGCGTCAGCGGTATCGCTCACTCTAGCCTTCATGGCCTCAAGCGTTTTGTTCAATTCCTGCAATGTTGCATTTGCATCAGTCATCAAATTCTTCTCATGAGATACGCGATAAAGCCATGGCTTTCGGAGCGTTCCATGCAGTGTCGATAAGGTGGCATAAGGCTGTCGGCCTAACTTGCTCTCGCTTGACGGCCGACTTGCTATAGGAGCTATTCATGCACTGCGAGTTCCAGTGTTCACGTTGCCGCTGGGTCAAGCTTGAGCCAAACCCCTTCAAGATCAGTGACACCTGTTTCATTTGCCATGCCTGCCTTCAACAAGAGAAGGCACCGCCACCTGCGCCGCCACCAATGCGTGGAGGCGGGACGCCTGACGCGCTAGGTGCTGGCGTGATGCTGGTGGTGCTGGTGTTCTTGATGGGCGTGGGGGTGGGAACGAAGATGGCAGGAGGTTGGTGATGGCTCGAGTAACTGCAACGATCGTTTGTCGGCATCGCTGGTGGTTGAAGTTCTACCTGTCCGGCGTCCTCCTCATGTGCCACCTGACTGGGCGTGATCCTGACCTCGGTCGAGTCATGCGGTGGATCGAGCGCGGCATCGTGGTTGAGGTGCGTTGATGGCCAGGCTCAAGACGATCACACCGCGACTTACGGACAGCACAGGCTCCAGGGTCAAGGTGGTGAACCCCAGCAGTTGGCGCAGCGGCATGACCAGCTCGCAGCGCGGGTACAACTACAAGTGGCAGAAGGCGCGCGAGCGCCATCTGCTCGACAGCCCGCTGTGCGTTTACTGCGCCAGGCTCGGACGCACCACCGCGGCCACTGTGGTGGACCACGTCACTCCTCACCGCGGGGACATGGCGCTGTTCTGGGACCAGACCAACTGGCAGTCGCTGTGCAAGGCCTGCCACGACTCGGTCAAGCAGGCCGAGGAGGCTGCGGGGCTGGCTGGATGAGGCTGGGGCCTGCCGACCGTGCAAAATGCATTGAGGCACGTCAGGCGCGTGCCAGAAATGGGATAGGGGGGTCAAAAGCTACCGATTCTCAACTAGCTAGACCACCTCTGCCCCCACGTACAGATTTTTTTCCCCCACAGGATTTTTGTTAAATGGCTTTAACATCCCGCAAGCGCGCATTCATCGCGGCGCTGAGGGAAGGTGCGTCCAAACGAGACGCCGCTGTTGCGGCCGGCTATTCCGAGAAGACAGCGTCTGCGGCGGGCTCTCGGCTGGTCAAGGACAAGGACGTGGCAGCCGAGCTGTACAAGCTGCGCGCACTTGGGCTGATGCCTCCAGATGTTAAAGGGAATGTTAAAGCGGATGTTAAAGCCAAGCCCCCTGCAAAGGCGGCCCAGCAGCCGGAGACCGCGCCCGAAGCAGCCCCTGTCGCGGACGACCAAGCTGACCCGGAGCCGGCCGGCTTCGACCTGGCCCAGGCGCTCCTGCACCGAGACCCGAAAGACTTCCTGCTGTCGGTGATGAACGACATGGGCACCGAGCCGAAGCTGCGCGTCGATGCGGCCAAGGCCCTGATGCCCTTCGTCCACCCCCGGAAGGGAGAGAGCGGGAAGAAGGATCAGGCCCAGGCCAAGGCTGAGCAAGCGGCTACTGGCAAGTTCGGCGCGCGGCGCGGCCCGCTTCGGTCGGTGAAGTGATGGACTGGACAACCGCATGCCCCGACTGGGAGCAGCGCATTGTTGCGCGCAAGAGCCTCATTCCGTTCAAGCCGCTGTTCCCTGCCGAAGCAGAGGAAGCCCTCGACGTGTTCGGTGCGCTGCGCATGGTGGATGCTACTGGCAGCCCGCTGATGAGCGAGACCGTGCGCGACTGGGTCAACCAGTTCGTCGCGGCGATCTTCGGTGCGTACGATCCCGACGATGGGCGCCGCCTGGTCAGCGAGTTCATGCTGCTGATCAGCAAGAAGAACGGCAAGTCCACGATCGCTGCCGGGATCATGCTGACCGCGCTGATCCTCAATTGGCGACCATCCGGCGAGTTCATCATCCTGGCGCCGACTAAAGAGATTGCCGACAACTCATACATCCCGATTCGGGACATGGTGCGGGCAGACGAAGAACTCGACGCCTTGCTCAAGGTGCAGGACCACCTGCGCACCGTGACCCACCGGCAAACCAACGCCACCCTTAAGGTGGTTGCCGCTGACAGCGAGACGGTGTCCGGCAAGAAGGCCATCGGCGTGTTTGTCGATGAGCTATGGGTGTTCGGCAAGCGTGCGAATGCCGAGGCGATGCTGCGCGAAGCTACTGGCGGCCTGGCGTCCCGGCCCGAGGGGTTCATCATTTGGGCTACTACCCAGTCCGATGCGCCGCCCACCGGGGTGTTCCGGCAAAAACTGATGTACGCCAGAAAGGTTCGCGACGGGGAGATCGTCGACTCGACAAGTCGTTCTTGCCGGTGCTCTATGAGTTCCCGAAAGCGATGCTCGATGCCGGTGCCCACCGGGATTTCTCCAACGCCTACATCACCAACCCGAACCTGGGGCTTTCGGTAGACGAGCCGTTCATCGAGCGCGGCTACGCGCAGGCTCAGCTCGACGGAGAGGAGTCGTTCCGGGGCTTCCTGGCCAAGCACCTCAACGTCGAGATCGGCCTGGCCTTGCTTTCGGACAGGTGGGCCGGGGCGGACTTCTGGGAGCAGCAAGCGTCCGAGCTGTGCCGCACGTTGGACGATCTGCTCGAACGCTGCGAAGTGATCGGCATCGGCGTCGACGGCGGTGGTCTTGACGACCTGCTGGGCCTGGCTGCCATCGGCCGGGAGACTGGCACGCGCCGCTGGCTGACGTGGACCCATGCCTGGGCTCACCCCTCGGTTCTGGAGCGGCGCAAGTCCGAAGCGCCGCGCATTCGGGACTTTGCCAAGGACGGTCACCTGACCCTGGTGGAGCGTATCGGTGACGACATCGAGGACGTCGCCCAGCTTGTGGCGCGCGTGGAGCAGGCCGGCCTGCTGGACAAAGTCGGCCTAGACCCGGCAGGCGTCGGCGCCATTCTCGATGCACTCGAAGCGGTCGGCATCCCGCGCGACAAGATCGACGGTATCTCACAGGGCTGGCGCCTGGGTGGGGCGATAAAGACTGCCGAGCGCAAGCTCGCCGAGGGTACGCTGCTGCACGGTGGCCAGCCGCTCATGGCCTGGTGCTGCGGCAACGCTCGCGTCGAGCCGCGCGGCAACTCGATCCTCATTACCAAGCAGGCCAGCGGCTCGGCAAAGATCGATCCGCTGATGGCACTGTTCAACGCCGTGACGCTCATGGCTCTCAATCCAGAGGGGCAGGGCGGAATGGAAAACTTCATGGCCGGCATTCGGGACCCACTGATCGCATGAACGCATTCCACTATTTCATCATCACCGCGCTGCTTGCATTCGGCCTGGCATGCGCCGGTGTCTGGGTGCTGTTCGGCACAGGGTGGTCACTGCTCGCCGGCTCGGCCAGCTTGTTCAGCATCGCCGCATTCATCCGACGAGGGCTGAGCAGTGATTAAATCTCTCACCCAGGCACTGGGTACGGCTGCAACCAGGCCATCGGCCAGTGTGAGCAGTTGGCTCGGCAAGACCATCCGTCTCTCAGACGGGGGATTCTGGAATGCATTCGTCGGAGCTCAATCCAGCAGCGGCAAGTCAGTCACTGTCGATAAAGCTATGCGCCTGTCAGCCGTTTGGGCCTGCGTGCGGATCATCTCTACCTCGGTCGCGGGTTTGCCGCTGAGCATCTACCGGCGCCTTCCTGACGGAGGGCGTGAAACGGCGCGGGATTTCCCCCTGTACGACGTCGTGCACAACAGCCCGAACGAAGATATGGCAGCTTTCCATTTTTGGCAGGCCGTCGTCGCGTCAATGCTGCTGTGGGGCAACGCCTACTGCGAGATTCACCGGTCAGCAGGTCGGGTTATTGCGCTGGACTTCCTGATGCCGTCGCGAGTAGATCCGGAGATGGATGACGATGGCCGGCTGCGTTACTTCTTCCGACCGCGAAAGGGGCCGCGCCGCGAAATTGCACGGGCCGACATGCTACACATTCCGGCCTTCACTCTGGATGGAAGAATGGGCTTGTCGGCGATTCGCTACGGCGCCGATGTATTCGGCTCGGCAATGTCGGCTGATGATGCGGCGAACACCACGTTCAAGAACGGCATGATGCCCACTGTGGCTTTCTCAGTGGACAAGACGCTCAACCCAACGCAACGCGCTGAGTTTCGCGACTACGTCAAAACGATCTCAGGGGCACTCAACGCGGGGAAAAGCCCTGTGCTCGAGCAGGGCGTTAAGCCGGAGATGATCGGCATCAATCCAGCAGACGCCCAACTTCTCGAGTCACGCGGTCACAGCATTGAGGAGATCTGCCGTTGGTTCGGTGTTCCCCCCTGGATGGTCATGAAGACCGACAAAGGCAGCAACTGGGGCACGGGACTTGAACAGCAGCAGATCGCGTTTCTGACGTACTGCATCATGACTTACACCGCGCCGATTGAGCAGTGCGTCAATAAACGCTGCATGACAGCGGTGGATCGGATCAAGCACTACTCAGAATTCTCGCTGGAAGCTTTTCTGCGCGCTGACAGCACGGGGCGCGCCGCCTACCTCAGCACCATGAGCCAGAACGGTTTGATGACGCGCAACGAAGGCCGGCACAAGGAGAATCTACCGAGCATGCCCGGCGGCGATGTCCTCACGGTGCAATCCAATCTGGTCCCACTGGACCAGCTCGGTAATCAATGGACCAGCTCGGTAATCAAGGCAGTCAGGAAGCGGCGCGTAACGCCTTGAAGAACTGGCTCGCCGAGTCCGGCAACGCCTCTCAGGAGTAACCCATGAAGCACAAGATTCAGTCTCGCGGCCTGCGCAGCGAGATGAGCCCGCGCGCGCTCGATAAATGGAACCCGGCCATTCAGGCGGCAGTAGAGAACACCACTGACACGATCACTATTTATGGAGTGATCGGAGAGGACTGGTATGGGGAAGGTGTGACCGTCAAGCGGATCGACGCAGCGTTGCGCACGATCGGCGACCGTGCTGTGACGGTGTACATCAACTCGCCCGGTGGCGACATGTTCGAAGGTATCGCCATCTATAACCGCCTCCGCGAGCACAGCCAGAAGGTGACCACGAAGGTGCTCGGTATGGCTGCGAGCGCCGCGTCGATCATCTACCTGGCGGGCGCTGAAAGGCAGGTCGCGAGTAGCGCGTTCCTGATGATCCACAACTGCTGGACGTTCCTGGCTGGCAACCGCCACTACCTGCGCGATGTGTCAGACGACATGGAGGAGTTTGACGCCGCGATGGCTGACCTCTACGCCGAAACCAGCGGGCAGCCAGTCAAGGATATGGCCGAGCTCATGGACGACGAGACCTTCATCCGTGGGAAGCGAGCGGTTGAGCTGGGGCTGGCCACTGGGCTCCTGGCGGCCAATGAAATCGTCGAGCGCGAGACTGACGACACCGCTCAGACCAATGCCCTAAAAGCCATGGACACCGCGCTGGCAAAAGCGGGCATGCCCCGTTCCCAACGCCGTGAGCTGTTCGCCACTTTCAAGTCCGGTACGCCCCGCGCTACCGGCGGGGGTACGCATAACGCTGCCCCGACCGACAAGCCGACCGCTGTCGCGCCAGACCTCACCGCCTCACTGAGCGCGGCAACCAATCTCTTGAACTCTCTGAAAGGAAAATGACCGTGGACTATGAAGCCCAAGTCAAAGAAATCAACGCCGCGCTCAAGGGTATCGGCGACCAAATCAAAAGCCAGGCCGAGATCACCGAGAAGCAGATCAAAGCTTCCGGTGCGATGAGCGAGGAGACTCGAGCGAAGGTCGACGAGATGCTGGTGACGCAGGGCGAGCTGCAGGCGCGCCTGGGCGAGGCCGAGCAGAAGCTGGTGAACGCCAACCGCGATCACTCGCATCAAGACGAGCCGCAAAAATCGGTGGGCGCCCTGGTGGTCGGCAGCGACGAAATGAAGGACATCAGCTCGTCCTTCCGAGGGTCGCGCCGTGTTTCGGTCCCGCGTGCAGCGATCACCACCGCTACCGGTGGCGACCTGGTCCCTGCCCAGCGACTGCCCGGCATCGTGACGCCGCCCCCGCGTCGATTGACCATCCGGGATCTGGTCGCACCCGGCACCACCGAGTCGAACTCGATTGAGTACATCCGCGAAACCGGCTTCACCAACAACGCACGTACCGTTGCCGAAAACACCGCTAAGCCGTACTCGGACATCGAGTTTGCCCTGGCTACTGCCAACGTCCGCACCATCGCGCATCTGTTCAAGGCCAGCCGCCAGATGCTGGACGACGCCCCGGCGTTACAGAGCTACATCGACGGCCGCGCCCGCTACGGCCTGACGATGGCAGAAGAGGCGCAACTGCTCTACGGCAACGGCACCGGCGCGAACCTGCAAGGTTTGATGACTGTTGCACAACTCTATGCAGCACCTGGCGGCGTGACCGTGACCGGTGAGCAGCGCATCGACCGTCTGCGTCTGGCGCTGTTGCAGGCCGAGCTGGCCGAGTTCCCATCTGACGGCATCGTCCTGAACCCCATCGACTGGGCCGCCATCGAGCTGACCAAGGACGGGGAAGGGCGCTACATCATTGGTCAGCCCCAGGAAGGGACCAATGCACGCCTGTGGAATCGCCCCGTCGTCTCGACTCAGGCTATGACCCAAAACGATTTCCTGGTTGGCGCCTTCAAGCTGGGCGCTCAGATCTTCGACCGTATGGAAATCGAGGTGCTGATCTCGACCGAGAACGACAAGGACTTCGAGAACAACATGGCCACCTTGCGTGCAGAAGAGCGCCTGGCGTTTGCCATCTACCGCAGTGAGGCGTTCGTCACCGGCCCGCTGACCACCAAGTAAACCCAGCCCACCAACGAAGGCGTCACTTGTGGCGCCTTAGAGGAGTGATTTCATGGCTAGCACCAAGAAACAGGAAAAGGGTGGGAAGATCCCCGATCCGGCGGCACCGGCACCTCTTGACTCGTCGGCGACTTCGCCAAGTAGTGAGGCAACCCCAGCCACGACTACAGGCGTGGCACCGACGGCCATGTCTGAGGGCGCAACAGACCCGCAAGTGGCAACAGACCCGCAAGTGGATACCGAGACGCAGGCGCACCCAGTTGCGGCACATCCGCCGGTCGAGCCTGTGTCAGATCCAAGCGTGAACGTTGACGGCTCCGGCGCCGAGCAGATGACCCAGACTGGGAGCGCCGCCGAAAGCCTGGCTCCAGGCGAAGAAGACGCAAGCGGTGCACTCGAACTGAACCCATCGAGGATCGAGGTCTATCCCCTGCGGTCGTTCATGGATGATGGCGAGTTGCGTCGACGTGGCGGACCCAGCTACCTGGTGTTGCGACAGCACGCCGAAGAACTGGAGCAGCGCGGACTGGTGTCCCGCCAGCCTCTGGAGGATTGAGTGATGCCGTTCATCAGCATGGCTCTTGCGCGCTCGCACTTGCGAGATCCTGGCGATGACGACCCATACATGCAGTTGCTGATTGATGCCGCAGAGGAGGCGGCCATGGATTACATCAACAGACGGGTGTACCCAGATGCGGATGCCATGCAGGCGGCTGTTGCGTCGGGTGAGGCGGGCGCCTTACCCATGGTCGTGACAAGCGCAATCAAGTCAGCCTGTCTGCTGATCCTGGGTCACCTGTACGCCAACCGCGAAGACGTGGTCGTTGGCACGATCTCGACCGAAATGCCACGCGGCTCTAAAGCTCTGCTCACACCCTACCGCGTCGGGTGGGGTGTATGAGGGCGGGGACATTGCGACACCGCGGACTCCTAAGCAAAGAGGAGCGTGTCCAGAACAGGTCGGGCGGCTACGACCGGCAGTGGGTCGATGTCGACAAGGTATGGGCAGAGATCACGATGCCCACTGGTCGCATCCTGCCAGTGGCAGAGCAACTCAAGGCGGTAATCAGCGCCGAGATTCGTATCAGGCCCAGGGCCGACGTGATCGCTGGCTGGCGATTCACTGATTTGCGCTCCGGAGCGACCTACACCATCGAGGCTCCATTGCTCAACAACGAACGGGACATGCTGCGGCTGTTGTGCTCCAGCGTCCCCAACCCATGAGGTGAAACATGAAAATTCGTGCACTGGGTCCACTGACCGGCGCCTCAGGCGAGCGCGAGAAGGGTGAGGAATTCACCGTGGCCAAGGATTACGGCGAGGGCCTGATCGCTCGTGGCTATGCCGAGGAAGTGACCGAGGCTGCAGCTGCGCCTGCTGCGAAGCCAGGCAAGGCCGATCAGGCCAAGGAGTAGGCCATGGCCCGCCGCTCGAAGATGCGCGGCGATATCCGCCTTCGGCGAACGCTGCGCAACATCCACAAGACGATGGACAACGAACTGGCCCCGGCCATGCGCCACGCCGCTGAGCGTGTGCTGGCCACCCAGCAACAACTGATGCCCAAGGACACGGGTGCCGCTGCAGCCGCGCTGAAGATCTACGTCGCGCCCAGCGGCCTGGATGCGCAGATCGGAAGAGCGTCGTGTAGGGAAAGAGTGTAGATCTCGGTGGTGGGAGCCGTAACCGTCGAGCCACCAACAAGAGCGACGGCGAGCACTTCTTCGGCAAGTACCCGGACATTCCGGCTCGGCCGGCGCACCCGTGGCTTCGCCCCTCCATCGATGTGAACCGCGAGTACGTGATGGCCGATATCGAGACGGCGGTGCGCCGCACGCTGCGCAAAGCAAGCCAGGGGGTAGGCAATGGCTGACCCCTCTGTCGCGTTGCAGGAGGCGCTGTTCGCCAGGCTCAAAGCCGAGGTCAGTTGCCCGATTTACGACGGGGCGCCGATGAATGCCGACATGCCCTACGTGTCGATCGACCGCGAGGTCTCCGTCAACGCCAGCCCGATCTCGGGCCGCAAGCGCGAGCAGCCAGCGCCTGCTGTACCTGTCGGTCTGGTCCGATGCGATTGGCCAGGGCGAGGTGAAGCGCTTGAACGGCGAGGTGATCGCCGCCCTGGACGAGCGACCCCTGGCCCTGACGGTTGGCCGCGCGGTCTCTGTGCGCGTGATCCAGTCGGACGCCCAGCGCGATGCCGATGGCGTCACGTACCAGGGATCGATCACGGTCCGCGTCATCACCACCCACTGATTCACCTACCGGCCGCCCAGCGGCTCAATCCAATGTGCCTTTGGAGGAACCCCCATGGCCGAAGACAACCTGAACACAGCCGCTGATTGCCGCCTCTACCTGGGCGGCAAGACCGGCGCTGCAACCGAAACCGAGTACAAGGCTGACACCTACGTGGATGTTGGCGAGATCGAAGACCTGGGTGAGTTCGGCGACACCTTCAACCCCGTGAACTTCACTGCACTGCGCGGTGGCCGAGTGCGCAAGTACAAGGGCACCGCCGATGCTGGCGACATGACCCTGGTGGTCGGCCTGGACAACAGCGATGCCGGCCAGAAGGCCGTAGCCGTCGCCCACAAGGACCGCTCGAAGGGCAACTACAACATCAAGGTCGTGCTCAACGACGGCGATGCCGCCGCCACGCCGCCGGTGCTGCCGACCACCTTCTACTTCGGTGCCAAGGTGATGAACAACAAGGTGGCCGCCGGCGCTGCTGAACATCACCCTCGGCATCAGCACCGACATTCTAGAAATCGTGGCCGGCCCGGCTGCCCCCTGACCGATGGGGCTTCGGCCCCGTCCATTCTGAGGCGAATTCATGAGCGAAGCTCTGTATGGCACCACCACGCTGGTGGTCGGTGCGCGAACCTACACCCTGCGGCCAACCCTGGAGGCGGCGCTGCTGATCGAGAGCCGTTTCGGTGGCTTGCGCGGTGCGCTTGAGTCGATGCGCCTGATGAGCATCGCAGCCAGTGCCGACATCATCGTCGCCGGCGCGGACAAGCACGCCCAGGTGGCCAGCGAAGTGTTCCAAACTGGTGTGGCCAAAGTTTCGGCACAGCTCACCGACTTCATCACCGTGCTGCTCAACCCGGTACCGCCCAGTGTGGTCGCCCGGGGAAAGGACGAGGCGGACAGCACAGCGCTGTGAAGGACGGCAGCTACGTCGACTATCTGTTCGGCGTAGCCACCGGCTGGCTTGGCTGGCCGCCTAATACGGCGTGGCACACACCCATCCCGCAAATCATGCTGGCGCTCGACGCGCGGATCGACTGGACTACTCGCGGCCAGGCTCAAGGGCCTGCTGCGGGCCAGCGGCCGACCACGCGCAGGCCAGGTAACGTCGCTGACAAGTTGAAGGCCTTCTTCCGAGGTCGGCAGCAGGAATAAGTCGCCGCCTCCGGGCGGTTTTTTGTGCTTGGAGAACCGCATGGCCGATCAACAAGTCCAGGGGATGCTAGTCCAGATTGAGGCGACAACCGCCCAGCTGCGCCGCGAACTGGCAAACGCTGACCAGGTGGTGGCGCGCAGCACGCAGGCGATCGACCGTAACCTGGCGTCGGTGGATACCGCGTTTGATCGAGCAGGTGCGGCCGCGCAGAGTGCCGGCACGTTGATGCGCGGAGCCTTTGCCGCAGTGGCAGGTGCTGGCCTGATCGGCGGCATCATCAAGCAGGTGGACGCCTACGGGCAAATGTCCGACCGCATGAAGGCTGCCGCTGGCAGCGCCGCCGAGTACCAGGTGGTGCAGGATCACCTGATGCGCACCGCGCAGGAGACGTACCGCCCACTGGCAGAAGCGCAGGAGCTGTACATCCGCACGGCTGACGTGATGCGCAGCCTGGGCTTCAACACGCAGCAGACGCTCGACATTACCGACAGCTTCAGCTTCCAGCTGGTGACCAACGCCGCGACCGCTGACAAAGCGTCCTCAGCGCTGGATGCCTATTCCAAGGCGCTGCAGACCGGCAAGATCGAGGCCGACGGCTGGGTGTCCATCCAGAGCGCGATGCCGACCATCGTGCAGGCGATTGCCACCGGTACTGGCAAGAGCGCAGATGCCATTCGCAAGCTGGGCGTGGAGGGCAAGCTGTCGCTGGAAGATCTCAACAACGGCCTGCTGCGCACGGTGGAAGCCAACCGCCAGGCCGCCGCCGAGATGTCCACCAGCGTGCAGGACGCCTTGGTCAACATCAACAACGCCATCGGCGCCTTCTTGGGCAACATGGAGGACCGCACCGGGGCGGTCGGCGGGCTCTCGAAAGTCCTGCTGGTGCTGGCAGATAATGTGGACTTGGTTGCCAGCGCCATGGGCGGGGCGGGTGCGGTGCCGCAGCGCTCACCCTGTACGTTGCCAAGGCTGGCCTGGCTGTAAAGGCAGCACTGGCACAGCGCGCTGCCGAGGTGGAGAACGCCCGCGCGGCCTTGCGTGGGGCCGAGGCCCAGCGGATCTACGCGCAGGCACAGGTGCAGCAGGCGCAGGCCTCTGTGGCCGCTGCGACCGGCCTGCAG